TCTGATAGATCGACGGTGTTAACCTTTACGCCTACCAAGTTGCTCATGAATACTGCCATTTAGGTTATTCCTCGTCTTTCTTAGTGGTTGGTTTTGGTGCTGGTGTTGATGGAGCAACCTGTCCGATTTTCTCCAAGAACGCTTTTTGTTCATCGTGCCATTCTGACATGATTAACTCCATTCCGTTAGGGTACTGATCTGTATTGTACAGCTCAGTAAATCTCCAGTAGGTAGGCTCAGAACGGCTGGTGCGCTCACGCTCCCTACATTGAACACAATGCTCGTTGCTTCCAAGAGTTGAAAGATGCGCACTATGTCATCTTCAATGCCTGCAAGGTTGCCTTGGTTATCGAGTAAAGGCACAAGTATGTTAAGTGAAAAATTAGCCATTGGTGCAATAGATGTGTAATCGTTATTAGTCGGGGTGATGTATGGATCAGCAGGGCTGATGATTACAGAGTTAGCAATAGGGCTTGCTGGTGGGTATGAGAATATTGACCACTTGGTGTTATCAGTGAGAGCTGAGGCAATGCTAGATCGTAGGGTGGTAATCGCTGGCATTAGCCCACCATTGAGTCAGGGCTGAGATATGGTGCAAGCAAGCCACGAACGCGAGCCATGAGCTGATTAGACATTGTGTAAGGGCTTGGAGCGAATCCATCGATGCTCACGCCTTGTCCGGTTGGAGCTTGACGAGCTTGCCAGATTGCCACGCTGATCATAAGGCTGGCTTCTTGGACTGCTGCAATAGTTGTGTAATCGACATAGGTATCTGCCGCAACCTGACCATAAGGGTTGATTGGGTGATAAGGGTTATCGCTTGTGTGAGTTGTAGTCACGGTAAAGCTTTTGAACCCTACGCCAGTAATGGTCTTAGTGCCATTGAACTTAGTGCCGGACTTAGTAATGACTACTGACTGTCCGACATAAAATACATCTTGTACTGGCTCGTTAAAGTAAAGAGTGCCTACAGTACCGACATTGCTGTGGGCAATAGCAGGAGTCGTGTTAGTCCATAGAAAAGGCAACATAACATCATCAGAGGCATCGCAAACGGACTGCAATACCGCATCGGTGTAAAGAGTTCCGATACCTAAAGCTGTGCGAAGTTCTGCAACTGTTGTTGTACTCATGTTGTCCTTTCTAAAGACTCAAGGGAGCTGCAAGGGCTCTGGCAGCCCCCCTGAGCGACTTAGTGTGGCTTACGCCTTGTTGTTCTTAAATGCGCCAGCGCCAACCTTAGTTGCGATTGCGCCAAAGCCGTAGTAACCGATTGTTACCTGACCTGCGGCTGTTGATTCAGCGCGTAGGCGGTAAGTTGGTGACTCGTACCATGTGTAAGCATCTGGGTTCACGATGAGGATTGTTCCATCGCCATCGCCTGCGTTTGTTGGATCAACATAAAGGTTGAGTCCTGCAACATTACCAAGAAGTGATGTAGGCGCTACCTGTCCGCCTGCGTTCATTGGCTGTGAAGCTGTGTAGATTGGGCGCCCTGAATCGTTAAGAGACATGATGTTTGACCATTGTCCTGTAGATACGACCATGTTGCGAGCGAATGGGTTTGCAAGTCCTGCTGTTGCAGCATAGACAGAAGCTGAACCGCGAGCAACAATACCGAGAAGCTCTGCAGCTGTTGGGTAAGTTACTGTTGTTGTTGCGTCTGCTGTTGCACCTGCAATAAGAGCAGCGTTTACTGCTGCGTTAGTTGTCTTTGCGTAAGCTGCTGCCATGTTGCGGACAAGCTCATCAAAGAATGCTGGTGATGTACGATCTAGAAGTTCAACAGAGAATGTCTGCTGTCCAGCGTACTTCTTGACAGATACTGACAAGAACGCTGCGTTCTGATCTGTGTCTGTAAATGCTGCATCTTCTGCAACTTCGCCAACTGCTGGCATCTGTGTAATCTTTGGAATCTCGAAAGTCATACCTGCATCTGGAAGCACTCCACGAGAGATTGCATCGATTGATGGGCGGATTGTTGTTCCGAGTGGGTTGATGATTTCAGAGAGCTGACGAGTTGGTACAAGACCAGCGTTGTCAGTTGTGTTGTCTGCTGCCAAGATGTATTGACGAGCTGACTCATCGCCTAGTGCTGCGCGAATTGTGTTCTCTGCATACTTTGCAGCTGTTAGTTCAATGCGTGGCTTTGTGTAGGCCATTGCTGTTACAGCAGGGCGAGCAGCTTCAACTGCGGCAGCCTCAACTGTAGGTGTTGCTTCGACTGCTGAAGTGGTTTCTTCCACGGTGGCTGTCTCGCTTTCTGTTGGTTGGATGGTTTGTTCTGCATCAGATTCTTCTGCTGCAATATCAGTAACCTGAGCAGACTTAAATGCTGGCTCTGTTACTAAACTGGTTTCGACCAAGCGAGCTGCGGACACATAAGTCACGCCATCCTTGATCTTTGACTTGAGGACTTCTGCCCCAATTGACAAGCCGCTCTGCAATCCTTCTTCTGCAAGGATAAGAGCTTCTGTCCCGCGCTGTGAGCGACTCACGGAAAATACTGCGTGGATTGCATCTTCTGATTCACTAAATGAGACCATGCGACCTAATGGCTTTTTATTGTCATGCTGGCTTAGTAGCTTGATTGCTTTAGGGTCTGCAATTTCAATAGAACCGGACTCAAAAATAACTTTGCCCATGTTTGTTGATCCTGCCTCAACATTAAGCGGAACAATCTTGCCTGAAATAGTGCGACTTGCCGAATCGGCTGTCAGTTCAGCTGAGAAAGTAATTACTTGGTTCATATCATGCCTTCGCTTCCGTTAGGTGTTAGGTCTGTCATCTCCATAGCCTGCTCTTGTGTGATTAGCTGTAGGTCAAGGAGTTCACGAATAATCTGTAGCTCTACAAGTGGGTCTGTGCGTAAATAGTTCTTGTCAATGTCAAACTTGACAATGTTTCCACGCGCTGTTATGTCATCCATAGATAGGCGATCCTCGATTGCCGATACATAAGGCTGCAAAGATAGAGTAAGAAATTGTTTGCGCTCGTCTTGGACATTGGCATAAGTCATTGTGGTGTTCTGATCTGCTGAGACATAGTAAGGCGGTACATTGCAGAGGCGTGCAATCTGTGTTGCTAGATTTTGAATTGCCTCGTTGTACATCATGTCTTTAGGAGAGAACTGAACTGGCTGGAACTCAAGGGTGCTAGTTAGGTAAGCAGTAGAGTTATTTTGGCGGCTGCGCTTCCATGCAGCTAGTAATCCTGATACTTCTGACGGTGGAAGGTCGGCGCCTGTATTTCGGAGTATCCCAGAGCTCATTGGAGTTTGAGCAGCGATAGCAGCGGCTTTTTGAATATCGATAGCAGAACGAATTGTTGAAGTGCCTGTATTTAGAATCCCATCATTTAGTGATTGGAAGGTGATGAGCGAGCCTAGCCCATCCATCGGTACTGTTGTGCCATCGATAGCGTATGACTTAACGAAAATATTATCTTTATCAAGTGTTGCTGTAACGCGGCTGTTTGCTACCCAGTCAAAGCGAGATGGTCTGCCATCCTCAGAATAGGTTTCAACAACCTGCCAGAACGCTTGACCATAGAATAGGAGAGAATCAACCGTGTAAGCAATAGTGACAGATCGTGGTTGGTGGTATGAAGGTTGATCTAACCAGAGTGGCTTGCCTAATTCTTCGCCAGTAGATTTCTTGTAAAGCTCTAATGGGATTGCCCCGATTGTGCCTGCCAAAAGGTTACGGCAGCGAGCAAGAGCTGGTATCCCTAAAGCCTCGGTGCGCCCAACATAGGCAAATTGGAAAGGCATGGCATATGGTGAATATTCACCCAGCACTTGCGGAGCATATTGCGCTTCAACATCAACTGCCGGTGTTGCACCTGTAAGGCGCGAGAAGAGACCCATAGAGAGCAATTATACACTACAGGTAGGTCAATCGGTGTATATAGCCGCAACCTGTTGTGGTTTGTTTAGAACATGGACAACCATCGCTGTAGAGATAGCACCCGATACATCGCCAGCACTCTTGCGTTTAACAATGCGCCATGAAGAGTCATTGGTCTTAGCTGCGCAGTTGTTCATTTGTTGAATCCAATTTTCTTGACCGGAGTGAACTAGGCGGTGAGCATTGAGAGCATCATTTAGATCGGTGCAAGCCTGATAAAAAGCGGCGCCCGATATGTCCAAGCAGACTTGTCCTGCATTATTGAGCCGGTCAGCAATAGATTGGGCTGTGTACTTGTCAAAGCAGATTTGGCGCGGTCTGTATTGGTCAGCCCATGCCTTGATATCAACGGCAATCTTTAGATCATCAACGCTTACTTGGCTTTCCCATGTCTGGAGTATTCCAATGCCGATTCGACCGTCAGGCAATATCTGACCAGCAACCAAGCTCGCATTGCGGCGAGATGGAGATACATCGAAAGCAAAGACTGTATAGCCACCTGGCGGAATCGTGAGCGTGGCGTCTGAGGTGTCCTCAAGAACTCCATGAGCCCACGGACTGGATAGAGAATCAATCCATTGACATAACAACTCAGTTCTAGTGTTCTCAATCGGGCTAGTAGCAACTGCTTCTTCAAGGGCTTCCTCGCTTATCGTAAAGCCAAGTGCTGGGTTAGCTTGAGCCCAACCTTGGCGGTCTGTGATCTTGCAATACTGTGGTGCTGAATACTCGTAATACCCGAAAGTCTTAGGTGGGTTCTCTAAAGCTCTTTCTCTCATGCCATTTAGGACAACCGAGAAAGCGTCTCCTGCATTTGAGGTAAGGAGCGTCTGAGAGTTTGGGCGAGCTCTAGTCGTAGGCACAGCGGCTCGAAATCCCTCTTCGTTGATTTCTCGGAGCTCATCAATAAAGAGAAAGTCTGCAGTTCTGCCTCGAGATCCATCTCTAGTTGCTGCAACAACATCGAGCCTTCTGCCATCCAGCATTTCAATAGACTCTGTACCGTTGGCGTACCTAATCTGTTTGACGAATCCCTTAAGGTGGTCATTGGTCTCCAATACTTGCGCTACTTGTCGGAAGGTGTCGAGTGCCATCGATCTATTAGATGACATTATAAGAACATTGCGGCTATCCCACTTAATGAGGTGAGCCAAGATAAGCATACGGGCTAAGTGAGTC